GCAAATTTCCTAGCAAGACAACACGTTAAATACGATGATCCGCAAGCATGGAAACTTGTACACGATCTAACCGAAGCATTCCAATACTACCTACTAAAAGCATCGAACAATCTTGCTAAAGAACGTGGTGCTTGTGAGTACTTTGATCGCACTAAATACAGCGAGGGCATCCTTCCAATTGACACTTATAAGAAAGATGTTGATAGTGTAGTGGAGAATAAACTAAACTATGATTGGGATAGTTTACGCAATGATATCAAACAATACGGGCTACGACATAGCACTTTGTCCGCACAGATGCCATCGGAGAGCAGTTCTGTTGTGTCAAACGCAACAAACGGAATCGAACCGCCACGTGGCTACCTGTCCGTTAAGAAGTCGAAAAAAGGGCCTCTTAAGCAGATTGTTCCGCAATATCAAAGTCTAAAACAATACTATACCCTATTATGGGAGATGCCAAACAACACAGGTTATATTAATGTTGTAGCAGTAATGCAAAAATTCTTTGATCAAGCTATCAGCGGCAACTGGTCATACAATCCAACAAACTATCCTGATAACGAAGTGCCTATGAGTCAAATGATTCAAGACCTTCTCACAACATACAAGTTAGGTTGGAAAACCAGCTATTATCAAAACACTTACGATTATAAAACTGATCCTAGTGAACTTGAAGAAGAAAAGCCTCAGCCAGTGTTAGAACAAGTTAATGGCTTTGCAACTCCAGAAGATGACGAAATGTGCGAAGCCTGCGCCATATAAATAAATTACTTGACATACAGCCCTTATGGGCTGTATACTTCTTTATACAGACACAATAAAAAGGATAAACCATGTCGAAGACCGTTTTTAATCAAGAAAAAGTTGACTTTACAAAACAAAACATGTTCTTTGGCGAAGACCAAAACACTCAGCGTTATGATACGTTTCGCTTTCCTGTCTTCGACAAGTTGAACCAAACAATGCTAGGATATTTTTGGAGACCGGAGGAAGTAAGTTTACAAAAAGATCGTGCAGACTTTGCTAACTTCCGTCCAGAACAGAAACATATTTTTACAGCTAATTTAAAGTATCAGACATTACTAGACTCAGTCCAAGGACGTGGTCCGTGCTTGGCGTTTTTGCCTCACGTAAGTTTACCTGAACTAGAAGGTTGTATTGTTACTTGGGACTTCTTTGAAACTATTCACTCACGTTCATATACACACATTATGAAAAACGTTTATGCAGATCCTGCAGAAGTGTTTGATACTATCTTAGACGATGAAAAAATTATTGCTCGTGCAACTAGTGTAACCAAGCACTATGATGCATTTAACAATGCAGCAGATGCATACTTCCATCGTGGCGAAGGTAGTCTTCATGACGTCAAAAAGAAAATGTATCTTGCAATGATGACGGTTAATATTCTCGAAGGACTACGTTTCTATGTAAGTTTTGCATGTACGTTTGGATTTGGCGAACTAAAGCTAATGGAAGGGTCTGCAAAGATTATTAGTCTTATCGCTCGTGACGAAGCACAGCACTTGGCACTAAGCACACACGTATTAAAGTTGTGGGCACAAGGCAAAGACGATCCAGAAATGGCTAAGATTGCAAAAGAGTGCGAAGAAGAAGTTTATGATTTGTGGCGTGAATGTGTTGCTGAAGAAAAGGATTGGGCAGAATATTTGTTCAAAGACGGCAGTATGATTGGACTTAATACAACGCTACTTGCGCAATATGTTGAATACATTGCTAACCGTAGACTAAAAGCATTAGGACTAAATGCTATCTTCGATGCACCAGTAAACACAAACCCACTACCGTGGACACAGCATTGGTTATCAAGTTCGGGTCTACAAGTTGCTCCACAAGAAACTGAAGTTGAAAGTTACATCATTGGTGGTATTAAACAAGATGTAGACAAAGATTCATTGAAAGGATTTAGTTTATGATTTATATATGGGGAAAGCCAGCATGTCCATCATGCATAAAAGCAAAAACATTATGCGAAAAATACAATTATCCATTTGAATACAAACAACTCGGTGTAGATTTTGAACGTGAAGATGTCATTGCAGAGTTTCCAGAAGCACGTACATTCCCCCAGATTGTGATTAATGGGTTAAAAGTAGGTGGCTATGAGCAGTTTGTAAAATATGTAGAAGAAACAGGATATACAGGAACAGGACATAGTTTATGATTATTAAAAAACCAATAGAATCTCAATCTACAATTACTATTAAAACAACAGGTGGCGATGAGATTGTTGCTAGATTTATAGAAGAAGATAATACTACAATTACAATTAAAAAACCTTTGGCTCTCATGGTTACCCAACAGGGCATTGGCTTAGGTCCATATGTTTTTACAGCAGATGTTGATGAAAATATTGTAATAAATAAAAGTGCAATAGTATTTTTTACTAAAACTGATAAAGAAATGGCTACACAATATATGTCTAGCACAACAGGTTTAGCAATGGCTTAGGAGTTTGAATGCCAGGAGTAGTGAGAGCAGATGTTGACAAACACATAGGACATAGAAGCCCTACTCCTAACCCCTTTCATTCTTATCCGTACTCGGCAGGACAAAATTCAGTTTTTGCAAACAATAAACCTGTAATTCGTGTAGGTGATAAAACACGTTGCGGAGATCCTGCTACAGGTGGCAGCGGAGATGTATATGCAGCAGGTGCTCGTGTACACAGAATAGGTGATAGCACGGGCGGACATGGTAGTTTTGTTCCTAACAAAGCAGCATCAGGCAGCGGAGATGTGAAGGCAAACTGATGGCAGAAGAAGATAATTTCGACGAAGACTTTGAGTTTGAAAAAAATCCAAAATATCAAAAATATTTAAAACGAGAAGCCCAAGCAAGAGCTGATGGTAATGATGGTCTTGCTGATAAGTTTCAACGGATATCTAATATTGTACGGGCTCCTCTTACTGATTATCATAAAAACTTTTTTGATTATATGCCGCCTGACTATGTTGAAAAGAATCCAGGATTTGTTAACGGTCGTCAAGAAAGTTACGTTGGTGATAGAACCATACACGAACTTTACACTAAGAAGCACAGCCCTAGAAATTAAGCAAAAATAAAATGTGATAAATATCATAAACAGGATATTTAAAACACATGGCTGTAACCCTACGCTCATCAAAAGGTACTTCCTTAACATACAATGAAATGGATAGCAACTTTGATGCTATCGCTCCTCGCACAAGTCCAAGCGGTGCTATACAAATACCTACAGGAGATTCAACCGAACGTCCTACCCCTGAATCAATTGGTATGCTTAGATGGAATACAACTTTAGGAGCATTTGAAGCATACAGCGGCAGTGGATGGATTGCAGTTATTGCTGGTAGTGCAGGTAATGCATTTGCACAATTTACCGTCAGTGGACAAACAAACATTGTTGCAAATAGTGTTGGTGATGCTTTAGGGTTTGTAGAAGGTTCCAATATTGTTTTAAGCACTGATGCAGCATTAAAACAACTTACAATAAATGTATCAGATAACCCTAGTTTTGCAGGTAACGAAGGTGTTAAAATTCCTGTTGGTACTGAAGCAGATAAAAGCGGGTTTACTGCTGCTCAAGGACAAATACGTTTTAACACTGATGATAATATATTCGAAGGCTATGATGGATCTAACTGGGGATCGCTCGGTGGTGTTAAAGATGTTGATCAAGACACTTATATAACACCTGAAGAAACAGCAGATGCAGATGAACTAAAATTCTACACTGGTGGCAATCTTGTTGCTACTTTTAATTCAACAACAGCAGCATTTGAAGGTGATGTAACCGTTGCTGGCAGTATTACAATAGGTGATACAGACGGCGATACATTGAACATAATTGCTGACTTAACAAGCAATGTTGTACCAGATGTAACCGATACTTATAGTATTGGTTCTGATACAAAGCGTTGGCAAAATGGTTACTTCAGCGATAATGTTTATATAAACGATTATAGTTTTCCTACAGCAGACGGTACATTAAATCAAGTAATGCAAACTGACGGCGAAGGCAATTTGTCGTTTGGCGGTCCAGACATATTTGGAAGTAATAGAGTTTATGTAAGCAAAACAGGAAGCGATACTAATGATGGTATAACTGCACCTGTTGCTACTCTTAAACGTGCAGCACAAATAGCAGCAGAAATGGTTTATACTCCTGTATCACCTATTAATGCCGGCTCAGACGATCAAGCAGATTTGTTGTTATCTAACAAAGATTTTATTGCTGAAGAAGTTATTGAATATATTAATTTTACATATCCTACTTTGGTTTACGATGAAGATAAGTGTAGACGTGACACCGTAGAAATTGTTGAATCTGTTGCTTATGACTTGCGTTTTGGAGGCAATGCTAGAAGTGTATTAGCAGGACAAAGATATTACGAAGGTACTACAGGTAGTCTTTTAATTCCATCAGGACAACTAGCAGAAACGGTTGACGGTATTGACTATGCTAGAGACTTAGCAGCAGATATCGTTGTAAACACTACCGTAGGCACGGTTAGAGGTGCATTAACACAAACCTTAAATCCTAGTGCAACTATTACAGCAGGAAATGATACAACCGTTACAGATAGATTTAATACAATAAGTTCAATAGTAGAATTTGGATTAGGTAGTTTGCCTACTATCACTTACAGCACTAATGTACAAATAAACAATGTTACTATCATGATGGCTACTGGAGATTACATTGAACAGAATCCAATTATTCTTGCTGACAATGTAAGTATCGTAGGTGATAACCTTAGACGAGTTATCATAAGACCAGACAATGCAAACAAAGACATTATTAGAGTAAGAAACAGCAGTTACGTTACTGGTGTCACATTTAGAGATAAACTATCTGGAGCAACGCCTGATAGCACATGGAGATATGCAGTAAGTTTTGATAATTTAACTGATAC